CGATTCCCGGTCGCCGCATTGCCCTCAAATTCTATATAAAGGATGTGGTATGGCTCACTCCTTCTTGCAATCGATGTGTTCATACCTGAGGGCAAAAAAGCCATGCGATGACCCATATGGCGAGCGTGGCAGTGCAATCGTAGCGTCAATGGTAGAGCATCTGGCGAAAAAACTAGATTGTGCGGGTTCGATTCCCGCCGATTGCATAAGCCCACCAAACTTTCGAAAGGAAGCGAAGACCGCCTGAACTCGGTCGTGGGCTAAAAAATCAATGTTTGCGTAAGACGTCTCCGGACGTCTTTTTGTTTTGTGATGGAGGTGGTTTCATGCCCAAGATGATTCATTCTAAGTACGGCTACGAGCCACCTGAATATGTTAAGGCGGACGCCGAACTGGAGAAATGGCTAAAAGGACGGAAGCAGATGCAAGCAATTGTGTACACGAAACCCGGTTGCATGAAGTGCCGGCAGACGGTGCGGCAATTATCAAAAGCAATGCACACCAAGGCCGTGACGGCCACTGCGGACGATATTAAGGCACTCAAAGCTGGAGGCGTCCAATCCATGCCAGCAGTTTACATATTTGAGGGCAGCAAGCCAATTGACTATTGGTCAGACTTGCGGGTTGACAAGATCAAACAATACACGGAGGGATAAACATGTTTAAAGTAGTGAAACGACCAAATGAATACATTGCAATCAAGGTGCCAGAAGACTGTGAAGATATTGGAAAATTTGTAGGCGAGGAAGCAGATAAAGCCGGCATCTGGTTAGGCATTACTGGGTGTTATGCGGATGATGGTATATGGGCTACTAAAGTTGGCATGAAAATCGATGAGGTACAGACTGCCAAACGTGGATCGATTATCGTATGTGAAATTAGCCAAGACGATAGCAAATATCCTGAAGCAGTTGATGTCATGGATCAGGAAAAGTTCGACAAGAGATTCAAGCCGGTTGACGACCCAGTAAAAGGTTTTAGCACTACGATTAACGTTGATACTAAGCCACTATTGGCTAAGCTGAATGAGATCAAGGCTGAAATGTCTACCAAGATCGAAGGCGTTGAGATACCTGATTGCGCAAACGTTCCGCATGTACGCATTGAATTCGATGACATTAACGATGTGCCACACGTCTGGATTGATGGCAAGCAAGTAGACAAGATGCCAGATACCGCGCTTGTGAGTGCAAGCCTGATCTGGCACACACGAGATCAAACGCTTGATAACGGAAACCAGAACCAATACAAGATTGAATACCTTGATGGTGACAAGCGTGTTGGCATTGCTGAGGGTAACATGTTTAGTAACGAGCTATTCAAAAAGTAGAGCGAAGGAGGAATAGCATGTGCAATTTTTTATTACTGCTCACGATGATATTCGTGCTGGCCAAGCTATTCGGCTTGATCGCATGGAGTTGGCTGTTAGTATTCATGCCGCTAATAGTGCTGATTGCTATGCTGGTGTTGATTATCGGACTGGCAACCTTCATCGAATTGCATGAGGAGTGACACGCATGCCAAGAGTACACCGCTGCTGTGCCAACGGCTGCCACAATATGGTGGAGTGGCCGGCGCACTACTGCGCACAGCACAAGTCATTGGAAGTTACAGCGGACGAAAACAAACGAAACTATTGGAAGTACAACCACATCACACGCAATCGTTCGTCAAGCAAACGTGAGCAGTACAAGTTTTACAAAACACCACAGTGGAAGCATCTTCGCCAACTGGTGCTTGATCGGGACTACGGGCTTTGCCAATACTGCAAGGCAAACGGCAAGATAACGCTGGCAAACACCGTCGATCACGTTGTGCCAATTGAAATAGACCAGGGACTGGCCACCATCGCTGGGAACCTAGCGACCATCTGTACGGATTGCCACCGGCAAAAAACAGCGTGGGAGCAATCCTACTATGGCACCGGTCAAGCCAACAGCCGCACGGGATTTCCAGAGATACGTGACGTAAAACGGGTAGCTAAGCTCATGCGACAATCGAAAACGGCGCAACGACGCGGCTGAAAATTTGCCCCCCGCCCCTATTTTTCTAAAACGGGGAGCCACACACAGCTGTTGTCTTGCGCCAAAGCATGCTTTCAAAATTTTTAATGCGGGGGGGCTAAGCCAAGAAAGGAGGCAACGACCATCGCCAATCAAAAACCGTTTTATCAGCAGAACAACGGGCATTTGCCGGAACGTCCACCGGAGCATTTGGGAAAAATTGCGAGTGCCATGTGGCGTAAAGTTGTCCCCTTTTTAGAAGCCAAGGCACCAGTCACCCGAGTTGATGCCGGCTTGGTGGAATTGTACTGTACGCAGTACGAAATTTACCGGAAAGCCTACCAGTCCATCATTGATGATGGCATCCAGACCAAGATATTTGACTCGCTGCAAGACAGTACCGGCGCAATTGTCGGAAAGGACTTCGTTGGCTACAAACGCAACCCGGCGACACAGGTATATAATGACTCGCTCAAGCAGCTTAATGCGGTTGGTGAACAATTGGGCCTGTCGCCGAAAGGACGGGCGGAGATGGCTAAAATCAAGCCGCCTGATGAAGGCAAGACAGACATCGCCGAGCAGATGAAGAAGTTCTTGGGAGGTGACAGTCATTAAGCCAATTGATTTGACCCAATCGCATGATGTGCTGGCCGCCTACCGTCTTAGCAACTACGATGATGTGCGTAATGCATATCCAGACGTCGGCACGCAATACGCCTTTGATGTTCTTGACGGCAAGCAGCAAGCCGGCTACATGATCCGGTTGGCTGCGTTCCGCCACATCCGAGATTTGCAGCGGGTGCTGGAAAAAGAGGCAGACTTCCCATACCACTACGACCTGAAAAAAGTCACAAACATTCTCAGGTTCGCGGCAATTTGCCCGAACGTGGATCACACCGATGAGCCTACCGAGCTAATGCCTTGGCAGGCTTTTATTTTGGCTCAATTGATTGGCTGGCGCGGCACTGATGGTGGCAAACGGTTCAGCCGAGCCATTGTAAGTGTTGGACGGACAAACGGCAAGACCTATTTGATGGCGATCATCGCCTGCTATTCGTTTTTAGTGGAATCCCTGGGCTTATCTAGTCAGGACTACCTGGTGGCGTCTATCAATTTCAAACAGACCAGCAAAATTCTTGGATACATTAAGACAATGCTGCGTAAGATTCTGGATATTGAACCGTTCAAGTCATTGGCTGAAGAAGTCGGCCTCAATCCTGACGGGCTATCTAGCCAATCCGATCAGATTGTACAGAAAAAACAGAACAATGTGCTGCGGGCGATCAGCCATGAGTCCGGGCAGTACGACTCATTTCACTTTACGACCGCCATCTTTGACGAAATTGGAGAATTGCAGAGCCGCACGAAAATCAACAAGATCGTATCCGGCCAAGTGCAAATTCCCAACAAACAGTTCGTGGAAATCTCAACGGCTTATCCTAACCCAACCGTCCCGTTTCATGATGACGAACGGGCGCTACAACAAGCCATGGAACAGGATTATAAACGGGAAGCCGATACGCAGCTGTGCTTGGTTTGGGCACAAGATGATTTGGACGAAACGTACAAGCCAGACACATGGGTTAAAAGCAATCCTCTGTTGGATTTGCCAGCCAAGCATGACGATTTAATGGCGGGGCTTAAAGGCCAACGGGATTCCGATATGTTGGCCGGCACTGTTGATGATTTCCAAAACAAGAACCTGAACATGTGGCTTCAGGAGTCACAAAATAGTTTTCTAAAACTAGCGGACGTTGAACGTGCTATTGTTCCTGAATTTAGCATTGATCATCGTGACGTCTACATCGGGTTTGACTATTCAATGTTTAGTGATAACACGGCTATCGGTTTTGTATTTCCGTATGAAAGCAACGGGCATAAGTATTGGTACATTGCCCAGCATAGTTTCATCCCGTGGCAAAAAGCTGGCAGCATCGAGGCCAAAGAAAAGCAGGACGGAATCGGTTACCGAGAGCTGGCGAAGAAGGATTATTGCACGATCACTAGTCATCCGGAAGGTATCATCAACGATGATCAAGTATATTCGTGGCTGAGGAATTATGTAAGCGACCACCATTTGCATGTGGTTTGCTTTGGCTACGATGCAATGGGCGCCACACGCTTTGTAAAGCAGTTGGAGCTTAATAGCGGCTGGAATATTATGCCAATCAGGCAGAGAACTGGTGAGCTTAAAGACCCCACTAAGTTTTTACAAACGGGTTTTATCGAAGGATCAATCAAGAGATCGGACGACAAAATCATGGAAAAAGCATTGCTTAATGCCCAAATTTATGAAGATAAGGTCGGAATTCAAGTCGATAAGGCCAAAGCAACGTTGAAAATCGATGTGGTTGATGCTTTAATTGACGCTCTTTATCAAGGCATGTATCACTTTGAAGATTTCGGGATTGCCAATGACCGCACCAAAGAAGTTGAGCTCATGACGCCCGAGAAGTTCAAAAAGATGATCGAAAATGGCCAGTTCGGGTTTGGAGGTGATGCCATTGGTTGAACAATTTAGTAAAGCTCTGAAAGTGGCAGGACTGTTTCTACTTGCGAACGTTGAGACAGTTATTTTTTTATGCGGCTTTGCCGTTTTAGTCTATGCCGCATTCTCAGTCAGTCTATTAGTCGGGCAAGTGATTTTGGGAATGCTATTGGTAGCAACAGCGCTCGTGATCAGTAAGGCCAAGAAAGGAGGTGACTGATGGTGATTTTTGGATTTCTGAATAACAAAGCAACTAATCGTGCTGCTCCCCAATACGAGAGTGTGCTTGAATCAGCCGATGGCGACATGATGACTGGCTTAATGGTTGATCCGGCCGCTTATGTATCCGCACGGAAAGCTCTGCTAAACTCAGATCTTTATGCAACGATCTATCAATTATCTGCTGATCTGGCAACTTGTCGTATTGAAGCTAACCAACCGAGAACTCAGACGGTTATTGATCACCCATCAGCAACCACTAACCGGCAAGCGTTTTGGCAGTCAATGGCGGCACAGCTGCTACTTGATGGGAATGCCTATGCGTATATTTGGCGCAACCAGCTTACCGGTCAGCCCGTTCGGCTTGAATATTTGCGTCCGTCTCAGGTATCTGTATTTCTTTTAAGCGATGGCACTGGGCTCACTTACAATATTTCTTTTGATGAGCCAAGCATCTCTGTTATGAACAATGTGCCACAGTCAGACATGATTCATCTTCGACTGCTCGGCATTGGGAATGGTGGAGAAGTTGGCCGGTCACCGCTATTGGCTCTGCAAAACGAGCTGAACATCAAAAACAGTGCCAATGGGTTGACAATATCGGCGCTGTCAAAGGCTATTACTTCTAACGGAACGTTGACTGCAAAGAATGGTTCAGCGCTAAGCCTCAAAGAAAAGCAGGCATTGTCAGCAGGATTCATGACTCAAGCAACCTCAAATAAGGGACCAGTTGTGCTTGATGAGCTGACAACATATGCTCCGCTGGAACTAAACTCGGACGTTTCTAAGCTGCTTTCGTCTACGGACTGGACAAGCAAACAGATCGCGAAAGTCTACAACATTCCTGACAGCTACCTTAATGGACAAGGCGACCAGCAGTCATCCTTATCGATGATTGAGGGCATGTATGCGAATAGCCTTAACCGATATGCACAGGCCATTGTTAGTGAGATTAACGAAAAGTTTTCTGCAAACATTGATGTTGATATTCAACCAGCTATTGACCAAGACGGAAGCAGATATTTGGCTGCCATTGGTGGTGCAGTAAAAAACGGTGCGATTTCTGGCAACCAATCCGACTACCTATTTCGGCGTCGTGGTATATTGCCTGCCAGCACGCCCCAGTTCAATCCGGCTGAGTCGGACCTTAAAGGAGGTGATACGAATGGCAGTAACGGTACCAATTAAGGGCGTTATCTCAAGCGAGGATGATGCTGACATTTATCAATTCTTTGGTTACCAGACAGTTACCCCATCTGATTTGTCTGATGCATTGTCAAAGGCAAACGGTCAGGACGTTGTTTTGGAGATTAATAGCCCAGGCGGTGATGTGTTTGCTGGCAGTGAGATGGCAACAGCCATCAAGAATTATTCGGGTAGCATCATTACTAATATTGTTGGCCTTGCGGCGTCTGCAGCATCAATGGTTGCCTTGGCGGGAGACAAAGTCGAGATGGCACCAACAGCTCAACTGATGATTCACAGAGCATCAACGTCAGCAGACGGCAATGTGGATGCGATGAATTCAGCAGGTCAATCGTTAGATAGTATTGACCAATCATTGGTTGATGTTTATGTAGCAAAAACCGGTATGAGCCCAAGTGATGTGTATAACATGATGGTTAACGAGACATGGATCAATGCCAAAGAGGCTGTTGAAAAAGGATTCGCCGATGACATTATGTTTGATACAGCGCCAGCAGTTACAAACAGCATTTTGCCACTAACAACTGACATGATTCACCGAGTGAAAACATTAATGATCAAAGCAAATAGTAAGCAGAATAAGCAAACTGAGAGCCAGCCTAAGGATAATGGAAAGAAAACCATTGACCCGAAGTTGGCTTTGTTGTTAGGCATTAAAAATAAGGAGGCCAAATAATGGCTAGTGTAAACGATTTAAACACCGCATGGATCTCAGCGGGGCAAAAGGTAACTGATTTACAAGACAAGTCGCAAAAGATGGCGGTTTCCTTGGCATCTGATCCGTCTTCTTACACAGAAGATGATGTTAAGAAAGTAACTGATGATTTGAAGGCTGCTAAAACCGCTCGAGACTTCGCAAAGTCAGCGCTGGATGATGCTAAAGCTGAAGCTGAGGCAGAAAAGCCAACTGACATTACCGACAAGAAAGTAAGCATCTCTCAGAAAACATCTGAGGCCCAAGACTTTGTCCACAATTTTGTGGATTTGGTTACGGGCAAGAAACAGATTACGGATTTAATCACTTCAGGCAATACTGACGGTGATACGTCCAATGCGGGGTTGACGATCCCGCCTGATGTTCAGACCAATATCAACCAACTTAAGCGGCAATACGCGTCTCTCGAGCAATACGTGAAGGTTGAGAATGTTTCTACACCTACGGGGACACGCGTGTATGAGCCTTTTGAAACCATTACCCCGTTTGCTAACTTGGATGACGAAAACGCGCTGATTGGTGACAACGATGATCCTAAGTTGAAACAAATCAAATACACCATTCATCGGTATGCTGGTATTTCTACAATGCCGAATACGTTGCTTAATGACAGTGATCAAAATATTCAAGCGTGGATTGAACAATTTGTTTCCCGCAAGGATGTTGTAACACGCAACAGCGTCATCATCTCAGCAATGAACAACGCTCCCAAGAAGCCGACCATTGCTAAGTTTGACGATATTTTGGATATGATCTACACAGCTGTTGATCCGGCTATCCAGTCCACATCGGTTTTGATGACCAATGTTAGCGGGTTCGCGCAGCTGGCGAAGGTCAAGGACGCCATGGGCCAGTACCTCATTCAGACCAACGTTGTTCCTGACATGCCTTACAGCATTCGTGGCCATCAGGTGGTTGTCATCTCTGATCGTTGGCTGCCAAGCGCAGGCACCGCTTCTGCACCAGTTTATCCGTTGTATTATGGCGATCTCTCTCAAGCCGCGACCCTGTTTGACCGTCAACAGATGAGCTTGGTTGTCACCAATATCGGCGCTGGTGCGTTTGAGCATGATCAGACTAAGCTGCGTGTCATCGACCGCTTCGATGTAGAAGCAACTGATGCTGATGCCTTTGCGGCTGGATCGTTCTCCGCAATTGCTGACCAGCAAGCAAACTTTGCTGCCAGCACGACGCCTAGCAAGTAATGTGTAACGGCCGCTTAAGAAATACACAGTGCGTTGTTGATTCAGCGGGCGGCCAATGAAGGAGATGAAGTAATGGCTGATAATGGCAGCTTCCAACCTGATATTGTTGCTGACCTAATGGCAGAACTTAATCTTGATGATGCCGAAAAGACAACCATTACAAATTTGGTTGCTGGTGCTACGGGAGTGGTTACAAGCTCTGTAGGAGTTCTTGATGAAACCGATCCGATTGCAAAACTTGCCATTAAGACAATGGTTACCCAGCAATATTATGATCGGGCCTTAGAAAACGGGCTGTCGCATGGCGTTTTGATGATGTTACTCCATTTGCAGGCCAATCAGCCAACTAATTCAGATAGTGGTGATACTGATGGCAACTAATTTTAAGCCAAGCGATTTCAGCCGGACCGTTGAGCTTGGCGCCCCACAGTCACACAAGACAGGTGCTGGCCTTAATATTTCTAGTTTTGCTCCTGCATACACACTGCATTACAAACAGCAGAAACGGACGCTCACCCAGCAATATACGCTTGTAGGCACACGCTTGGATAACTCAATCACGATCATCACCCGACATGATGCTAGGAACGCTGCACAGCGGCAGGCACGTCTCGATGGCATTGTGTATGACATTGCTGATGTGTCCCCTGACGACAGCAATGATGCCATCCGGTACGATTATCTGACCCTCACGAAGATTACCAAGGGGGTATAGCGATGGACATGGGCGAAGCACTTGACCAATGGCTTAAACAGGTGTCTAAGGCTGCACAACTGAGCATAAAAGACCAGGAAAAAATAACAAAAGCTGGCGCCGATGTGTTAGCCACCAAGCTCACTGAAGCAACCAAGGAAAAACATCCAGATACTAAGGGCGATGGCGGTAAGTATGGCCATCTGTCAGCCAATATTCGGAGTGCTGCCGGCGACATCGATGGTGATCACAATGGGAAATCAACCGCTGGCTTTGGCAGCAAGGCATACATCGCCGGTTTTCTGAACGATGGCACTAAAAAGCTACGTGGTGACCATTTTGTAGATAATGCCAGAAATGATGCTAAAGACACCGTTTTTGCGGCTGAACAAGCTGAATACCAAGCCATTATCGCCAAGCTGAACGGTGGTGGAGAAAAATGAGTGCAGTAGATGACGCTGTGACGCTATTAATTCAAGCAAACATTAGTGGAGTTGACGCCGTTTATGGTAACAATTTGCCGCAAGAAGAACTAGACAGCGCGGACAAAACCGTTGTTCTCGTCACTGATTCCGCCAATGATCCATCAAGCTTTGGCAATGATGACTTTTGGGCATTGAACCAGGAAGTAGAAGTACAGATTTGGTACTCACAGGAGCTTGAAACTGACCCGGAGATCATCGAGATAGCCGTGATGAAGGCATTCACCCACCAATATTGGCAAGTAGCAGCAGTCAGGCAACGCACGCTAGACCCTGACACACAGCAGTTGAGCAACACGTTCTATTTCAGCAGAACAAAAAACATTTAAGGAGACGATTTAATGGCAACAGTAGGTTTATATGGTATTGCTTTTGCCCTGGTTGACCAAGACCAAAAATTGATCACAGGCACGGGCAAAGGCTTGGGGACTGATGGCATTTATGTTGTTAGCCGTGCAGACCTTGGCGGCAAGACTGCTAATATTACTGGCTTGGACGGCACACCGGTCAAAACGTATGGCTTTAATCGAGTGCAAGCCGTTGATATTCCGCAGTCCGAGCCTAGTGTGGCTCTCGACATTAACGATTTGAATTTTGCCATTAAGCAACAAATTAAAGGCATGATCAACGACCAAAAGGGTGGGTATACCGACCAAGGCATTCAAGCTCATGTGGCGATGCTCATTACGACCCAGACACTGAACCGATTGAACTATGTTTACTACGGATTCGGAGACGGTATCCTGAGCGAGCCTGGCGCCAATCTGCAAACTGATACTAACACGGTTCAAAAGGCTGATGATGCTTTAACTTATACGGCTTTGACGACTGATGCATTTAATGGCGCGCCGTACAAGTTGTACAGCGATTTGGATGCAAACTTTGACAAGGCCAACATGTACAAAGAGGTGTTCGGCGGATATGTATTGCCAACGCCACCAGCTGGTGGGTCAGCTTCTGGCACAGGTTCTGGCACAACACAAGGCTAGTTACATTTAGTTAGTTCTGGGAAGCCGGTTCTGATGCAATTAAGAATGAGCAGATGAGTAACTATAGAGCTCGGACGATAGAACAGCAGTCCCAACATTAGCTGAACAGCCGGCAGTAGCCACACCAATGGTGCAAGTCCTTGGGCCGGCTTTTTTAATACAAAAAATCAAAGGATGGTACACATATGAAAATTAAAGTAACGGCAATTAGCAATCGGGAGCACAATGTGAAGACGACCAATCGGAACATGGAGAAGATGTATGATCTGCAACTGCTCATGGCTCAGGCAGATGACATTCAAGACAAAGAACCAATTGAGATCATTAAGATGCAGCGAGACCTGCTGCACAACTCCCTTGAATTTTTGACCACTATCTTAGGACTGAACAAGCAGGAGCAGGATAAGCTGGACGAAATGGACTTCAAGCAAACAGTTAAGGCAGTTAATTACACGTTTGAGCGCATGATGGGCATGAGTGATGAAGACATCGACTTGGCTAACAAGAAAGAGCAGGCCGCGGACAAAAGCGACAAGGATTAGCCCACCAGAACGGGTATTTCAGTTGAAAAATCAGCTTGAAAATTTTCGAGTGTCTAAAAAGCGGGCGGTCGTTTATTTTCACTGGTCATTACCAGACTTTGATGAAGCTGATTACTTTGAAATGTACGAAATGCTGGCAGCCAGAGATGAAAAGGACCGGCCAGTTGATCCAGGCAAAATGTGGAAACAGTATCAGCAGAAGCAACAAGAGAAAGGGTGATAGATAAGTGGCACAACAAATTAATGCGACTATGAGTACGTCAATCGCCCTGGATCTATTATCTGCCAGTGAATCCGTCAAGTCACTAACATCAGTTGTTCGTTCGTCACAATCAGCTTGGAAAGCACAAGAAGCTGAGATGAAATCAGCCGGCGATATGGCTGGCGCTGCCCAAGTCAAATATGAAGGACTGGGCAAATCTATTGAGGGTCAACAAGCTAAGATTGACGCTCTTAAAGCAAAACAGGCTGAATTAAAGGGCAATACCGCGGATGTTGCACAGCAATATCTAAAATATCAGCAGCAAATTGATGGAGCTAACAAGCAGCTGGCCGGCATGCAGGCTCAGCAAGATCGTGCCAAGCAAGCAATGGACTATCAGAAGTCCGGTCTGGCTGGTTTACAGAGTGAGTACACAGCGGCTGCACGCGCTAATCAAGTATATGTCACTCGGTTGCAGGCAGAGGGTAAAGAGCAAGAAGCCAATAAGGCCAAGATGGACGGATACAAGTCGTCCATTGGCAACCTTAATGAACAATTGTCCAAGCAGTCAGCTGAGCTGGATAAGATCGCCAATGCCAGCGGTAAGAATTCCGACGCGTGGCGTACACAGAAAACACGTGTTGACGAGACAGCAACCAGTTTAGTCAAAGCCAAGTCATCAATGACTGGCCTGCAAAATGAAATGGATAAGGCCAATCCATCTGTTTTTGATCGAATCAAGAGTCACATTACAGGCACGAAGAATGAAGCTGAAAAGACAACATTCAGTTTCAAAAAAATGGTGTCTGCCACAGCAATCGGGCAAGCAATAAGTAACGGTTGGGCACAATTCAGTGGCACCATTAAATCAACCATAACTCAAGGCGTACAGCTAGCAGAGGCTGGTGAACAAGCTGAACGTGTATGGAATGAGTTAGGTGTTGGCAACAAAGGCGCTGAACAGCTGGTTGGTCAGATGCGTGACCTAAAGTCGGAGACTAACATGTCAGCCGATCAAGTGTCCACGTTGCAGAAGCGCTTCTACGGCATGACTGGTAGCACTAAGCAAACCCAAGAATTGACTTTAGGCGTAGCTACTCTTGGCGATAAGTTGCGGTTGACCGGTGATGGAACAGCAACTTTTGCTAAATCACTACAGCGTGCCTTCAACAATGGCAAGCTAACAACCGGTGTGCTGACACGTATGGAGAATGCTGCGCCTGGCCTTGGGAGCGCATTAGCCAAAGCCAGTGGTGTATCTGAGACAGCCTTTAATTCCATGGTGGCGGGCGGTCAAATCAGCAGTAAGAAACTGCAGGATTTGATCGTAAAAATCAGCAAGGACAGTAAGTCTACTTTTAATGACTTTGGAAAGACCAGTGAAGGCGCGAGTCAACGGTTGAAGGGCGCCTGGCAGGGGGTAGAAGCCACACTTGCTAAGCCATTGGTATCTGTACAATCGACGGGAATTAGCAGCATCGTTAATGTCTTACAGTCGAGTGCAGTGACCAAACTGTTTCAATCATTAGGCACAGCCATCGCCGGTGCAGCTAAGCAAGCAGCCAGCATGTTGGACTATGTAGCAAAGCACCAAAAGGACGTTGGCGGAATCATCACCAGCTTGGGAACAATCATTAAAATATTTGCCAGTGCTATTTGGTCGTCAATTTCAGGTGTTGTTTCTCGAATTGCTAAGAGTATGGGCATGGTGGGAGACAATACAAAAAAAGCAGCTGATCCGCTCAAGTCAACAGATTCATTCCTTAAAAACATCGCAAGAAACAAGGGTGGAATTGAGCTTGTCGCTAAGGCACTACTTGGTGTTTACGCTGCGGTAAAGCTAATGACGACGGCTCAAAAAGCACTCAACTTCGTGATGGCCGCCAATCCGTGGGTTCTACTGGCTGGTGCAATCATTGCCGTAGGTGCCGCTCTTTTAGCTTTATACCAACATAATGCCAAGTTCAAAGCCTTCGTCGATGGCATCGTCAAGTCTGTTCAGAACATGGCCAAAGGAATTGGTAAATGGTTTGGTCAACTGCCAAAAAATTTCAACAATGCTATGAAGTCAGTCGGTAAGGGCTGGAACAGCTTCTTGAAGACGATGAGCAGCTGGGGCAAATCAATTGCTTCAACTTGGAACAAGATCTGGACGCCAATCACCAAGGGCATGTCTGCTGTTTGGAATGGTGTGGTGAAAGCCACCAAGGCTGGATTGAATGTATTGAAATTGGCAATTGTGATTCCGATTGCGCTAATCGTTGGCTTGGCAGTCAAAGCCTGGCAAAAAATTGAAAAGCCATTCATGACGGTATGGAATGACATTGCTAAATTCATTAAGCCTATTCTGACCAGCATCGGTAAGTTCATCACTGGTACGGCAAAAGATGTGTCCAATGTGTGGAACAAGTATTGGCAGTTCGTCGCCAAGTTCTACGCGGGCATTTGGAACACTATTGTTAAGGTCGGCACAACAGCTTTTAATGCGGTAAGCAAGGGCATTAGTTCGTTCTTGTCAGCTGTCAATAAGGTATGGACCAATTCATGGAACGCCATCTCTAAATTCTTCAGCAGCATTTGGAATGGCATGGTCAAGTTTTTCACGCCGATCATCAATGGCATTGCAAGCACAATAAGCAATGTGGTTAATGCCATCAAGAAAACGTGGAGCACGGTATGGGGTGCAATCTCTAAATTCTTTGGTGATACTTGGAACGGCATGGTCAAGTTCTATTCACCAATCATTCACGGCATTTCGAGCACAATTGGCAGTGTTATTAACACAATCAAAAAAGTATGGAAAGACGTTTGGGGCGATGTCGGTAGTTTCTTCAGCGGCATCTGGGATGGCATCAAAAAAGCAGCAGAAAGCGGCATCAACTTTGTGGTCAGCGTTATTCGAGCTGGCTTGTCGGCAGTCAATGACGTTCTCGGATTCTTTGGAGTAAAGAAAGTCGGCTTGCCTAAATATGTTCATTTTGCCCAAGGCGGTGAAGTCGGCAAGAACGGCACACAGCTGGCTATGGTCAATGACGACGGCAGCAAACATTACAAAGAATTGATTCACAAGAAGCGCACCGGTCAATGGCTATATGCTGAAAAGCGTAACGCTATACTGCCGCTTGAAACTGGCGACCGTATTTACAATGGCAAAGAAAGTAAAGCAATTGCAGATATGTACGGCATTCCCGGCTTTGCACAAGGCGGCATCATCGGCAGTGTGTGGGACGGCGTTAAGAATGCCAGCTCATGGGTTGCAGATAAGGCCGGCGATGTGGGCAAATGGATTGGAGATAAAGTCACGGCAATCACTGACTGGATTGCTCACCCGATCAAGCACGTTACAGCACTGATTAAGAAGTCGATAAGTGGATTAGTAAACTCAGCACCAGTTAAGGCTTTTGGACAGCTGGGCGAAGGCATTTTCAAACACGCCTATAACGGCATTGCTGACTGGATTAAGAAACAACTTAAAAAGATTCAAGATTCAACTGATTTGGGTGGTGGAGCAAAGAAATCCTACCCTGAGTTGGAAGCAATAGCCCGTCAAGCAGCAAGCATTATGGGCGTTAACCCCTCGGATGACTTTATCAAGGCATTAGCCAATGTGGCAATGTCTGAATCTGGTGGGAACAGCAATGCTGCCAATCTGACAGACAGTAATGCAAGGGCTGGCATGGCATCAGTGGGATTATTGCAATATATTCCAAGTACTTGGGCTTATTACAATGTTCCTGGTCATAACAATCGCAGCAGTGTTCTCGATAACTTTGTTCACTTCTTCAATAACTCTGACTGGAAAAATTCAATTGGTTACGTCACCTATCCTTCATGGGGCGGGATGTATAAATGGGATTGGCGAAATGATGGTCCTCAAGGTGCACCACGGATGGCAAATGGTGGGTTAGTCAATCGTAAAATTTCAGCCATTATCGGCGAAGATGGTCCTGAAACAGTATTGCCTCTGGGAGCAGCTAAAGCGTCTCGAGCTTGGCAATTACTCGGACAAGCAGTGAGCAATATTAACCATAATCTTGGCGCTTCATCAAGCAACAATAGTCAATCAGATGGCGACATCAGCGACAAACTAGACACATTAATTAGATTGTTCGCGATTGTTGCTCAGAATAGCCAGAGCGATAATACGTCAGGAATTAGCAGCAACAGATTTGCTGATCAATTAGCCAAGGTGTTAGCGCCGAAAATGCAGCAGCAGCTAACTAATCAGAAATTACGAGGAGGGGTGATCATTTGACGATAGCCATTGGCGGTATTACATGGAATGGGCAGAACAGCGCAGACTTAGGTCTAGCAATTACTTATGACAGCAGTCAATTGGCTGGTGGGCTATTCTCATCGACGCTCACACAGATTGGCGGCCAGTCAGCGGCAGTTATTCAGGCCAACAACCGGTTCGATAATGTGCCCCAAGTATTCAATTTTACTACCTACCATCCAGTTCAGCAGTCGGATATTGCCCCGTTGCATCGAGCTGTGGAAGACTGGCTGTTTGCTGGTGTTGATTTAAGCCAGTATCAGAAGTTGGCGTTCGACGGTTACCCAGATTATTACTGGCAGGCCGTGCCCAGCGCTCTGACACCGTTCTCTATAACCGGGATGACCATTTCTTTCACCGTGACATTTAGCTGTTTGCCTTATGCCTATGAGACTGGCAGCGATAAATACCAGACGGTGAGTGACGGGCAGGGCATTAACAACCCCCGAATGTATAGTTCACTACCCTTATGGCACGTGAAAGGCACTGGTAATGGCAGCTTTGTGCTGAATGGTGTCACATACAATTTTTTGGGGCTTAATGGTGACCTGTTCATTGATTCTGACACTGAAGAAGTTTATGACGCAGCTAACAATTATCAGCCGAGCATGGTACAGTTCGACAATTATGCGTTTCCAATTCTTGATACTGGCAAGAACACGTTTGGAACACTTACAAATATTACATTGGAGGTGATGCCAAGATGGCGGACACTGCTGTAAAAATTCCGCTGGTTTATGAGCACAGCACAGATGACCAATCCACCCTAGGGCTGGGACATGTAGAGCATGTGATCAGCTGCCAAGTGGAATCAGTGTATGACCAATTTCCACAAATGACACTGATTTGCGAATACACACAGTCTAACGCCGACCGGCTATTGAAAGATAGGATTTTGCTGGCTGACGTGGGTGATGGCTGGCACAAGCAGCTGTTCCGCATCAATTCAGTCGAGAGTGATTGGTCAGACAATCAGCGTGAAATGACTATTATTGCTACTCATGTGGCGAGCGATTTGTCAGGGAACGTGCTGACCGCCGATGTGAGCACGGCCAATGCTAGTCCAAGCCAAGTGTGGGACATGGTTACATCAAATTTATCTGAGCCAACTGATGTAACAGTCAACAGTAGCATTACCGATGTGGCCATCGTGAACTGGGACGCTACTCAAGTCGACCAGCTGAGCAGCATTCTCTTCGGGCGCGACAATAACAGCCCATCTTTCACGAGCCTATATGACGCAGAATGGTGGTTTGATAATTACACCTGGACATTTGAACACCATGTTGGGCGAGATACAGGCATTGTTATCAAATACGGCAAGCATCTGAAATCACTACAGAACACAGACACGATCTCCGGGGTATATACTGCCGTGCGGCCAATCAGCAAATATACGCCTGGCCAGACCGGCACTGGTGATGACAGCAATGTCATTGCACTGGATGGTACGGCAATGATCCAGTATGCCGGCACAGGTGGATTGCCCGTGTTCGACACGCCATTCAAAGGGCAAGTGGCGACTGGCAAGACACTGACCAATGGCTCACGGTTCAAAATCTATAGCTATGCCGAATCTGGCACAGTCAATGACCACACTTGGTACAACCTGGGCGGTAAGCAGTGGGTCGATGGCAACTATCTGTCATTTGATAAAGGCCAAACAGGACAGTTTCCTAGTGTTGTGGGCAATAAGGCAACAGGTAAGGGCACGATCGCAGCTGGTCTGGCCGACAATCCGGGCGTCATTTCAAAATATGATGGCGTAATTACAGTCAATTACGTAGGCCCTGGCAAGGTGGCAATTTGGGACAGTCCATGGGTTGGTCGCCACGTGACGGGCAGTTATATGGCTAATGGATCGGCGT